GGAATAGTTGGTTTGTTCAATATTTCAGCGTCACCACTTGTTGCGTTCCAATCCGCATTTACATTGACCTCTGCTCCTGCTTGTATTCCATCTAACTTTGTTTTAAGCGTATTTGTGAAATCATTTGCGCTTAACCCTTTTCCGGGTACTGCATCAACTTTAAGATTTAAAGCTGTTACCAAATCTGTTTGGTCGGTAATATCTCCCGTAATTCCACCCCAAACAGCTCCACTTGAACTTGCTAAATCTGCAATATCCTGCGCTGTAATTTTCTTAGTAGTTGCACTTTGAACAATTGGTAATTCTTCCGTTCCACTTAACGCACTACCTAAAGGTAATTCACTTATTTTTATGCTCATTGTTTTCTATTTTCTTTAAGAATAATTCTAATTTCTTAACGTTTTTTTCCTTTGGCTTATACCTTTTACAAGTACCAACCTTTACACTCGTTTCCTGTGATTGTTTCATTTTCATTATTTAAATACCAACCTCCTATATTTGTTTGTCGACTTGGGTTTACATCTTGGTCATACTCGAATTTATATTCAGGAAATAAACCTAAATTTAAGCCTAAGTATTTAATCATTTGCTTAACGTAATTATCAGCTATTGATTTTTCCTTTTGTATTAAGAATTCTATTTCTGTTTTACTAACTACTTCGCTGTTTTCTGCGGTGTGCTTATAAACTCCTTTATTTGAAATCGTAATCGCACTAAATGGTAAATATTGCACCATTGCATAATGAATTAAAATAGGCTTACAATATCGCATTACTAAATTTTCGTAATGACCTGTTAAATCGCCATCTTCGATAAGTTGCTGTAATTTCTCCAATAATTCAGTACCTAAATAATTCATTAAGTCAATATCTTGAGCGATTGCAATATATTGAATTAGTTTGTCTATATCTAAATTTCCATTTATAGCTGTAAATTTTACAACGTCGTCACGTGATATTAATAATACTTTTGCCATTGTTAATTGTTTTTAGGTAAATAACCGCGTGTAGGTGTGTCAATCGGTCTTGTACTTACCAAAGGATTGTTTTTAACTACATAACCAAGTTTTTCAGCTTTACGAACTGCTATTTGTTTAGTAGTTTTCTTATCGTAAATATTTAATGCAGTACCTTCTAAAGTTGCGTAAACTTGTTTATTCCATCTATGGTGGCAATTTGCACCGCCTTTATACAACCAAATATCGTAAGTGTTTGTTCCTTTCGGCCCAAAACCAGGATTAACCGCTTGTGAACTCATTAACTCAATATCTTCTTTTCGATATACTTTTTTTAACTGTTGCATTTGAGCGCAAAACGGTCTAACTTGTTTACTCTTTCCACCGTCTTCACCTGCATAAACGTAGCGTGTAATAAATTTAATTCCGTTGATTACTTCGTCTTGTTTACTTCGTATGTTAGGACGTGGATCACCAGTTGAAATTAGATTAACGATTTTATCTAATATGCTTAATTTAATTTCGGGTTCTTTACTTAATAACTCATTTTCGCTTTCATCGGTGTTATAATCAACTTCGAATTCATCAATTAAAATCCAATCGGGGTTTACTTCTTCGCCGAACTGACTTAAATCAACTTCTTCGCTTAATTCCGTTCCCGTTTTTTCTTGTACTTGTTCTGTTGTTTGTGCGTTTTCTAAATCAACAAACTCCAAAGGCTGTAAAGTCTTAAAATATAGTTTTAAAGAAATACCATTAAAAGCTAATAAAGTATCGAAAGCATCGATTAGAACGTCTTGAATAGGTCTAATAACCATATTATCGAATAAAATAGTCGCATTCTTTAACTCTTCAGCATTTGAACTAAAACCACTCGATTTAGCAACCCCGAAAATTAAACCGCTTACTACTTTGTGCGATAACAAAATCTTTTCAGTACATTCAGTTGAAAGGTATTGATAGTGTTCTGGTGCATCGTTTAAAGGAATATCCATAACCTCTGTTTTAAATTCCTTATCTCCACTAAAAGAAACGATTACTTTTTGCCCTTTACTACCCGTTAATTTTTCTTGTATTTGACGGCTTCTAACCCTTTGTTGCTCTTCGGTATAATCTCCGATAATATTCACAACTTTAGTACCACTAAAACCGTTTTGAACGTCGTTAATCAAATACTCTGCAATTTCCTCTTCAAGTGTCGCATAAGGCAAACCGCCTTGATACATAGGATAAGAAAAGTATTTCATTCCTACCGAATAAGGTTTGATAAAAAATATTTCTATTTTCTCTTTAGATTTACCATAAGCAGGAATTGGTTTAGGTGGGAATTCTCTCAAATTTTCCCAATTATCAGAATAATAATAGTTATTAATTTGCCCTTCTTTATCGCATTTTTCAGGTGCTAAAAGTTGTACTGGAATATGTAACGCTTTTAATATACGTTCGTGTTTTGCGTCATAATGAACTTGAATAGCGCATTGACCTAACATATAAAAATCCGAAACAACTTGCCTAACGTCCTGCTTCGATAACATCATTATCAATTGAGCGTATTCATTTGGCTTTTTAGAAGCATCTAACGCACTCAATCCACGTCCGTAAATCAAATGTGTTATTGCATTAATTACGGCGTTGTTAGTGGTCGAATTTTTATAACGTTCTATCAAAAAACGATAATAACTATTATTAATTCCAAAAGTGACGAAATCTTTTTGTCTATCTTCTACAACTTTCGGCGCTTCGTATTCAGCTAAATTCAGTATAAATTCACTCATATTGTGATAAATGTATTAGGTGTAAATCTTTGCGTAAATGGTTGCGTATTTCCATCGGTACAAAATAGCTTATCGTAACAAATTAAAGTTCCCTCGCTTAATGCTTCGATTTTGTAAAACGTTTGATTTATTAAATCCAAATCAATTTCAATTTCAAAATAATATCCTTTATTTAAAATCTCAAATTCCGTATAATCTTCACTTGTATTTTCAGTTTCATTTGTCAAACGAATAGTGTCGATTCCATTTGTTAACATAAGTCTTAAAATCTGCGGTTGCGTTGTTGTTACTACTTGCATATTAATATAATTAACTTTTAATTTTTTGTTGCAAAAAAAAAGGCTCTACCTAAGTAAAGCCCTTTTATATGGAGAGATAGAAACTAAGCCTCTACAATTGTAGCACCGTCAAAAACAGTACTTGCTAAATCCGCTTCATCAGTACAAACAAGGAAATTCGCAGGTATTCTCTCGTTCGCTGTTAAAGTGAAATTATAACCATTAAAATCACCCATTTGCGTACCATTTACGATACTTCCTGCCGTCATTTTTGCGCCGTATTCAAGTCCCATCATAAAGAATTGATTATTTCGGTTTTTAACAACAACGCTCGGACGCCCGTATGCCATCAACTTAAAGTTTTTGTGCATTGTAGGGTCTTGTTTTTTCAATTGTGCCGTTAACACTTGCGCAACAAAATTAGTACCATTATCCGCACTCGGTGTTTGTGTTTGGTCAAACAAGTTAACTCCGTTCAATTCGTACTTGAACAACTGCGTAACTCCCGTAATTTCGTCAATTGAATCAGTATTTGTACCGTTATACTTTACATCTGTTGGATAAACATACGTTCCACGATTTACGAAATAGATAGCATCAATTCCGCCTATTGAATCGTAGCAAACTTCTGCTCTTCCGTTTAAAATTAAACAACTCATAATTTTTATGTATTAAAAAAGGGTGGCGTATATTGCACCACCCTTTAAGTTTATAATTCAATTAATATTAACCTCCGTAAAGAACTCCTTTAGTTGCTTGCCCAACGTTTGCTGCCAAAGTATAGATTGTTCTTACAAACTGAACATCTGCATCGTTGTACACTTTACCAACTTCGAAACGGTTAACATCATCTAATAAGTCAGTATTCCAACTTACAGCCGCTTTTCTTTGTGCGTATGCCATTAAGTTGTTAGGTGTAGGAACGAATAACAATTCAACTCCATTGTAGTAAACTTTTGAAGAGTTAAAGTCATTTCCAGAGATTTGGAAGTTGATTTGTTGCATTGCTCCAACTGAATTGTTAGCGTTGTAACATAATTGTTTCCATGCTCTTGGGCAATAGATAACCGTAGGGCTAACTGTATCGTTCAAGTTTTCTGCAGGAATAGCTGCGAAAATCTTAGCCATTTCACCTGCAATATTTGAAGCAGTTACCGCTGTTCCTGTTACTTTGATATATCCACCTAAAGCAGCGTTATCATAAAGAACTTTTGCGAAAACCCCGTCAATTAAACCTGCTGTTAAACTTGCTACTGCCGTTTGAGTTGCTGCCGTAATTGAACCTTGACCTGCTCCCGGTGTTAACGCTGCGATTGCTGTTTTTGTAGCTGCAGTAATTCCACCCCAGAAAATAGATTCAGCATCTTGAGAAACAGTTGGTGCATATTGTGCTAATACCGTTGAAGCAAATTCGCTTGATTCGATATTAAACGCTCCCGGTCTCATTGAACGTCCGAAACGTCCTGCTCTTAACGCTTCTTGTAAGAACGTTTGTTTGTACTCTAATTTTGTTGGCGTAATGATACGGTCTGTAATCGTCATTGAACCCGAAGAACTCAATTGATTACCAGTGTATAATTGCGCTGTTACATCAACACCTGCTTCAGTGAAGATAGTACCTGCTTTAATGTCAGTATTGAAAGTTACATAACCATCAGCGATAGTTTTGTTTTCGAACAATACTTCTTCAAGGATAGGCTCAACTGCCTTGCCTCTAATGTCAACCGACGTGTAAGAAATAGCCATTGTTTATTTGTTTTTATTGTTTAAATAGTGTTTAAAATCTTCGACTAAAAAGTCAATTTGTTCTTTTGAAAGTTTGCCTTTGCAATACGTTTCTATTTTTTTGTTCCCTAACGCTTTTTCGAATTCTGCGTAGTTAACACCTTGTTCGAATGGATTTACGAAATTATCCATTAATTCATTCTTGATTTAATGTAACGGTGTCTTTCAAGTGGTGTCATTTCCTCCAAGTTCACAACTTTTTTAGGTTCAGGATTGAAATTGATAGGTGTAACAACCTCTGAAAGTTTAACTTCCGTTTCTGCTAACTTCGTTTTTAACTCTTCGTTTTCAGCTTTTAACGCTTCAAATTCCTCTACTGAAAAGTGCATTTCTTTAGTCGAAGTTTCGATAACTTTTTTAGGTTCTGTTTTTGGTGCTACGGTTTCAGTACTTGCAACAACTTCCTCTTCAACAACAACCTCTTCTTCAACTTCCATTGCTCGAACTTCTGAAATTACACCCTCTACCATAACGATAAGTTTGCGACCGTCCTCTAAATCGTATTCACCAACAGGTAAAGGTATTCTTTGGTCTTCTGCAACTATCATAACTTCCATTTCAGGCTCGAAACTATCCGCTTCGATAATAGTAACACCGTCCGTTAATTTCATTTGCTCCAATTTCACTTCCATTCCTAAAAGTGTCATTACTTTACGCAATATGGTTTTTTCTTTCTTCATAACTTGATAATTAAATTGTTTGTTTTTTGTAACGTTTTTAGAATTTAATAGAATTAAAAGTTTTATTTAAGTCTACTATTTTTTTATACATTGCTCTTAATTCTTCCGTAGCTTTTACGTATTCTTTTGGTAAATCAATTCCTAAACTTTTAGCTTGTTTATCAATATCCATTCCCATTTTAGCTGATTTGTCAAGTTCTTTGTTTGCCTCTTTTAAAATAAATAAACCGGCATCAACATACTTTTTAATTGAATCTAAACTTTTATTTGCTTCAATAATTAAAGTTTCAGAACTTCCTAAACTTCTTTGATATTCCCCTATATTTGCCAACTCCACATCGTGACTTTCTAATTCTACTCTGTTTGCTCTTCTTGCTTTTCTAAACTCTTCTAATGTTACTTTCATTTTGTATATTGTTTTAATAATTCCTTGATTTGTTCGATAGTGCTTAATTCTTGGTTATCGCTAAATTTTCCCTCGATTGAAAACCCTTTAATCGCACCGCTTTTTACTTGTTCCCAAACGCTATCGTTATTAACTTTCATCATTGCAACCCACGTCCCTTTTGGGTAATTCAATCCGTATAATGCCGATTTATCAACCTTTGAATCCTCAACTATCCAACTTTCAACAACCGACATATCGTCCAACTTTTTGTTATGTTGAAGTGTTACGTTGTTTTGTTTGGATCGCATCAAAAATAATTCACTCGATTGCTTAATTGTTTCAGCTGAAAATTTGATATAGTAAGGATTGCTATCTTTGTCAACTCTTAATATTTCTTTTTCAGGAACTAATACCGCACCTATTAAAATGCGTTTATCTTCGTCAATAGTTTTCAACTCAACTTCATGTTCTGAAAGTGCTACAAAGTTTTCCTCAATTGCAGGTTTAGTAACTACCGAAATTGCGAACACTTCGTCTTCAAAATCTTTGATAAGCATTTCAATAACTTTCTTTTCCATAACATTATAATTTAAAATGTAGTTTTTTGTAACGTATTTCGTTCTAAACTCAAAGCTGTTGACACTTCACCCGTTGTAATGTATGCTTTAACAGGTTGCTGTTGTAAGTTCGCTAATTGATTAATTCCACTATTCCCAACAACATTAAAAGATGGTGTAAAAGTTGAACCGCTTGGGGTGTTATTACCTCCTCCACCTCCACCACTACCACCAAATTGAGTACTTGCAATTTTAACAACATTTGCCAAACCCAAAGTTCCTGCAATTCCTGCTTCTACAAATTGTTGCCCCGTTGCTAATTTAATCGGATTACCTCCTGCCGTTAACGCACCTGTTACTGCCATTGCTGTATTTGTAATCGCCGCACCTAAATTAAAAGCCTTTTGTATTTGGAATTGTTTACGTGCGTCTTTATCATTTTTAGCATTAAAACTACCTACCAAATCGCCTATTGCACTAAACGCATCGGCGGTCATTTTTAAACGGCTTTGTCTTAATTCATTTTGCCTTTCTATTTCCTCTTTAGTGTATTTCTTATTAATTACTCCTAATTCATTTGCTTTAGCCTCTTCAATTATTGCTAATTGTTCAGCGTTCCCTTTTGCAAGTTCTTCAAGCGTAAAATACTTATCGTTAACGGCTTGTATTTCTCTTTGCTGTTCTGTTAATCCAAATTGAAAGTTTTGTTCTTGTAATGCTTCAATTTCGTTTAAGTAATCAATTTCGGCTTGTTTCTTTAATTTATTAGCTTCATTAATTGCATTAAGTTCTTTTTGTTTACGTTCCTTTTCCGCTTCATCTGCAATCGCTTGATATTTTAAACGAACATCGTTAATTTCATTTAATTGAGCAATTTCAAGTTCGGTTGTGTCTTTTCCGTATTTTTTAAATAATGCTATTTCAGATTTAAATTTTTCATTAATTAAAAACTCTTCTTGTTCTTGTTCCGTTCTTAATCGTGCTTCGTTTTGTTCTTTTGAACTTTTGTAAATTTCACGTATTTTTTCAAGTTCTGAATTCCTTAATTGATTTGCTTTATCAATAGCAGCCTTTCTTTTTTCATAAAGTTCATCTGCTGTATTTTCTTCAATCTCTAATCTTAAATCATTGTATTTTTTAAACGCTTCACTTGATAATCTTTCAGCTTCTTCAATTTGTTTTCTATCAGTAAAAGTTTTACTAATTTTCAGCATAAAATTACTTGCTGCTTCGTACTCTTCTTTTAAAGTTTTTAAACGGTCTTTAGCTTGTTGATTTCTAATTTTAGTTAATTCCTCTTCACTTGCGCCACGATTTTTAGCATTAATTATTTCTTCCTTATCAATAGTATTAATTATTTCAGCTAAATCACTACTTGCTTTCTTTTGACGGTCTATTTCTTCACTTGTTTTTGCTAATTGCTTATCTAATTTAGCTTGTTTTTCTTCGGCTGTTTCTGTTGCTTCTCCAAATATTCCCATTGCATTCGCTAACAACGCTAAACCTGCTACAATTGCGATAATTGGCAAAGATAACATTGCGATTCTTAATGCTTTTGTTACTGTTGTTGCGCCAACTGTTGCACCAGTTTGAATATTAGTTTGAATCGTTTGTGCTTTAGTTGCACTTATCGTTCCGTAAACAACGAAATTATAAGCAGCTTGAAAAATTGAAGTAGCTTTAACAACTGCTCCTAATTGTTTAAACGAATCTCTCGCCTCTCCTAATCCTTGCAACCCTTGTGAAAGTGCCATTGCGGATTGAACTTTCAAAAGTGTTTTTTGCACCTCTTCACTTTCAACTCCAATTAAACCTAACGCACCTTCATACGCTTGAAAACCATTTAAAACCCCACCAATTGACGAACTTAAAGCGTTGAATTTAGCATCTGGATTAAAGGCATCGGTTAACGCTTTTGCATCTCCAATTCGGTCTTTCAAATCCGCTGCTCTTTTCGCCGCTTCGGTTGCTTCACGTGAAGTTGCCCCAAATTTATCCGCTAAACTTGCAACCTCCGCTTGTGCCTCTCTAAGTTGTGATTTTAACGAACCTAAATTGCTTTCAATATCTATTTCAATTACTTTCTTTTCTGCCATTGCGCTTTCTTTTTTCTTGTTTCCAAATACCTTTTACACTCGTTTCAATTGCGTATTTCCCCTTAGCTATATCCACGTTCTCGGATACGTTGTAAAAGTCATCAACTCTTAATAATTCAATCAGTAATTTAAGCATTTCGTGTTACTATTATTTGGTTACTTGTTCCGTTGTTATAATTAATATTAAGCGTTATTGTTCCACTTGCTGAATCTTCTGTTATTAACGTTTCTCCGTCCTCTGTTGTTATATCTATTTCATCTTCCGTTGTGATTGTTTCTTCGCTTGAAGTTGGAATACATACGGTCACTAAACTATCTTCGGTTGCTGTATTGGGTGTAATTGTTACTCCTGCTGTTGTGGTTGTAATCTCGAATGAAGTAGCACCATTTGGAATGAATACCATAACCTCAAAACAAACAGCGCTTTCGGGCATATTAAAGATTAAAGGTGTTAATATATCTCTAAAATCCTGTAATAAAACAAAGTCAACTAATCCCGTTGTAAGGTTTGATTTAAAGCTGTTGATTATGTAACGCTTATCTTCAATCACTAACCTATCATTCAGCTTTAAAGTAGTTAATTTCGATAGTGGTAAAAGTGATTTGTAAGTGTATAATCGTTGACTAAGGTTGTAAAGTCCACTAAGGTAGTTACTCCAATAAGTAGCGAATAAACTATTGCTAATCGTGTTTAGATAAAAGCTCGAAATTTCAGCACCCCAATTTAAAGAGTAGTATTGTTGGTTGTACTTTAAATCCTGCCCGAACGGCATATAAGTATTTATTAAAACGCCCTCCAAATAAAACGGTGTACTAATAATGTTTTGTGCATCATTCATATAAAACAATAACGGCTTTGTAACAATTGGTGCGCTGTTTGAGTCTATTGAATAACCTACTTGAATTTCAGTATTTGTAAATTTTGTGCAAAGTAAATTTTCAAAAGGTAAATCAATTTTGAAATCGCTTCCGTCGTTTTGAAAAGGGTTTCTTAAATTTCCGTATTCAGCTTGATTAAATCCTGCAAACTTTCTATTTAGTATCGTTTCAGACGTTTGATAATTAAAGTCTATTTGCTTGTATAATTTTAACCTATCAACATCGAAAGTGTCTGAAACATTTTGATTAATATTTAAAATTCTACCTTTTGAATACCAACTTTCTAAAGTTTCAATTTGAAATTCAGTCGCACTAATTGGATCAATTGTTAAATTAAATTGCTTAACAATTCCACTTATGAAATCTGAAATTTTAATATCTGGACAAAGCGCGTTTAGGTTAATATCTAAATTAGGGGTAATAGTGTTACAAGTAACAATTAAAGGAGGGTAATTATAAGCCCCGTCAATTGCATAACCTTTTACTTCAATATCTAATGAATTTCCTGTTTCTGAATTTATTCTAAAAGTTAAATTTGAATTTAAGCCGTTAAAATTATTTTGCGTGTAAATTATATATTCACCCGTTCCATTTGCTTGTGTAATATTACCAACTAAAACTCCATTGTTAAAACATTGAACACTCCATAATTTATTGACATCTGTAACGGCTGTTACATTTATAGCTGTTCTAAAAGTGTCAACCGCTAAAGTATCTGAATTATAAATTAAAGTACTTGTTGGAACGTCTGCACTAAATGGGCTACCTGCACCCGATATTAAATCAAAAATAAGATTATCAAAATCAAATGAAATATTTGTATTTGTAGCATTTTTTAAATACAGAAATAACCTATTAAAAGCCTTTGATTGAAAGAATACAGAATTAAAAGTTATTCCGAAACGTGTTTCAATAGCTTCAATTAATGCGTTTACTTTTATAGCAGGTAAAAGTTCACTTGTTTTAATTTCCCCCGTTGTGGTGTCAATATCTACTGCCGTTGTTCCACTATCGTACTGCCAAACTCTCTCACTTGAAATTAAAGGAAATCTAACATTGTAAATATCAAAAGGGTTTATAACTCTTTCTACAACTTCAGCATCGTCATAAGCAAACGAATAAGGTGTTAAATCCAAATCGCTTAACTTTAACTCCCCAAACGTATCTTTTAGCGAAGTAAGGTGTCCGAAAAATTGAACGTTGTAACAATACGCGTTACCGTCCTTTACTTGCCCTTTATCAATTGATATTTTACCTTGCGCAAAAACGATTGTATCTATTTCAATATACGCATCGAACTGAACTTGATAATCGTAAATTTGATTTATAGAACTTTCTTCAAAGTAGTTAATTATACTTGCATTGTAACGGCTTGCAGGAATTGTAAAACCTTGCGTGAAATCACTAAACACTTTGCTAATATCCTGAACGTTTTGAAGGCTCGAATTAAACTCAATATTTTCATCGTTGAACAATTGCAATTGCTTATAAGCGTCCCCAACTTTAATAAATAACCCTACTTCTCTCATCGTGAATAGTCGTTTGAATAATTAAAAGTTAATTGATAATTTATTAAGTCGTTGTTTATGTTTGATTGAATTAGAATATTTTTCGTTTCAATATTTACAGGAATAAAAACATTTCCGTTCCATAAATATATGTATTCAGAAAGCATAATTTGTTTAATACTTTCTTTAAAAGATTCATTTACCCAACCTGAATTAATTGTAATTTTTTCACGTCCTATCGTGTTAAAAGTTTGTCTTTGTTTACCCTCTAAAGAGTTATAAGGATAATAACTGGTTGGAACTTGAAAGGATTTAAACTCTGAATTTTCAATGCTAAATTCTTGTTTATTAGCTTTGAAAAAAGTATCTACTACATAAGTTCCATAATTATTTAAATAAATCAAAGACATAGGTG